TCTCACTCGTAAGAGTAGTTGTGATAATTGATTCACAACCAGGCGCTATAATAGCGCCCTCCCAGGTTACGCCTCGTGTAGAGACGCAACCTTCGTGCCCTGGAAGACCCCGTAGGGTGCCAGAACACGGCTACTGCACGCGATATACTGTATATCGAACTTACCAGTAGATCTGCTTATTTTCGTAGGATTACTCCTACATATAAGCTGATCTATGGCAAGCGGATATACAGAATCGCAACTCGACGGACCCCTTAGAGGCAACCCATCGTTACTTTCCGAGAAACAGCGCGAGAAAAGATCGTAGAGATACGATCCCGACTCAGCACGTTCCCGGTCCCTTGTATGGTCTATGATCACCGGAACATACCGGATCCATCCGCGGTTTTTAGCGAAAGGATTGACCAAGACCGATCCGACGAGAGCACCATCACCGTAACCATCAGGTATAGTATTACGCTGCAGCTGTTTAGGCAGCAGCTTACGATACTTGAGATATACGGAATGGGCTCTAGGATCCCATACACCGTCAATCGTGGCCCACCGATATAGGTTATTCAAAACCAATATTAAATCGGCAGGACTCACTATACGGCGACGTATGTAAAAGGGAGTAACATCTACGCCAGAATAGTAGTGCTTACCGCACGACTCTCTGAACGGCCCCTCAGAAAAAGTCTTTTTAGCATTGGTAGTAAAACCAACATACTTAAAGACTTCCTGAAGAGCAGGGACTGCACGGGATGGCAAAATAATGTCATCTCCGTAAACAGTGACCTCAGATGAGTCTAAGCCCAGTATCTCACAAACGGAACGAGCAAGAGAAGCAAAGATAAGCGACTCGAGCTCGAATGTGTAACCATTACCCATGGAAGAAATCTTCTCATAGGTAATAACACTACCGTCAGGCAATCGCCCCTTAGGTGATCTGAGGTCCATAAGGATCTCAAACCAACCTGGAGGTAATAAGAGCTCACAGAGAGCAAGAGATATAGAATCACTTGCCGCTGAGAGATCAACCGTTGCTAAATCATTAGTAACGGAGCCTTCGTGAGCGCGGTGCTGGTTTATCGTCTGATCATTCAGGTCGATACCCCAACAACGCAACCGATCACGTAAGATGCCACCGATACCTAACTGGAAAAACATGTTCCAACCAGGTTCGATAGCAATACAGCGATCGGTCTTACTGTTC